ATGAGACCCTCGGTGTCAACATTGATTGGCAGATACTGGGGTTGAGCGTAAACAACTTTTGTGCCGTTGTATGCAGTTCCAGCACCAGCGACGGTGATAGTTGCGCCGACCACAATCTCGTTCGGTGTGAGCGTTGTTACGCACACATAGCCGGGGACGATGACTGCCGTATCGAGTGTGTATGTTGCCGTCAAGACGGCCTCCGATCAGGCTTGTGTGATCTTGCGGATCATTGAGCCAACGGCAGCGAAGGTGCTGACGTAAGCGTGAACCGAGAACAAACGGCTGAGGGTTGAAGGCTGTTCTACGGACATGATTCCGCGGATGCTTTCGTAGTACTCGAATGCCTTTGAAGCGTTGGTGATGATCATGGTCTTGGCAGCGAAGTTGCTGTCAACGACGATCTCAAGTCCGAGCGGGTTGGAGCCGACCCATGTGGTTGCGTTTCCGCCACCGAGAGCGTTCTGACCTTGGAGACCGGGTGCGCCGACATACGGGAACAGTGGACGGTTGCTACCGTCAACGACTTGACCCAACTGACCCCACACATCGGGCGACACGAACAAGGTGTCTGGGAAGAAATTGGTTCCGTTGCTGACGTCAACTGCTGCGTCATAGATGGACTTCATCAAGTCGGTGGATGAGAGATCCCATACGCCCGATGAGGTTGCAGCTGCGAGAAGTGCGTCGGCTGCGATGTCGTCGGTCTTATACATGAGTTCGCCCATGAGGTCGGCCATGATCAACTGCATTGCTGCGGGTGAAGTGAAGTCAATGTCTTGCATGGAGAGGCTGACCTGTCCTGCAACGGTGGTTTTGCTGATCGTATTCGAGGCGATCACCATCGTGGTTGCTGACACTGCATCAAACTCGGCGGCTTGTGCAGCTGCGGTCGTGTGGGTCGTGATGGTCGGACGGATGAATGTCTTTTGTGCGCCACCGTCAGGATATGCGCGTGCGCCTAAACGGTTGACAACTGGGCGAACGAAGTTGATATTTTGCACGAGCGGTCCGAGAACGGGAACGGGAAGCAAGCCGGGTGTGTTGGTCGTGGCAACATCGCCTGCAGCGGCTTCGTAGGTGGACTGGTTCTCAGTGCGCCATTCGGTGACTGATGCGTTGACCTTTGCGAAAGTTTCGCCACCTTGATGATAAGCAGCCATCCACTCGCCTGCACTCGGGAGGCGTGCGGGACGCTTAGCCGATGCAAAAATAGTGGGTGCGGTTGGTGCTGATTCGGGTGCTGCGGCTTCGATGTGTTCCGACATGGGTGTCTCCTCGACTTGTGGTTCTGTTGCTGAGATTTCGTCGGGAGTCGTGTCCGCTGAGGCGAATACACTTTCTATGGTAGCACCGCTGAATGCGCCGATGGGGACAAGGCTCAACTCGCGCCAGATAGCCGAGGTGATAACCATCGTCCCGTCCTCAGCGCGTGAGGAAGTAACAACATCTACACCAACCGAAACATTGTCTAACACGCCTTCTTTAGCGAGTTGCAATGCCTCGTTTCCTGCTGGGGTGTCCGCGATCTTGGCGGTAAACAACATTCCTTCAGGGGTTTCGGTGCGTGAAGTCACGAGGCCGACAGGCTGAGATGAGTCGTGATACATGAACAGTTTAGGGGCTTTTCCGTCAAGGGGAAGTGAGCCGGGGGCGAACTGTACTTGTGTACCGTCGCTCACTGTTGCCGACACACCGTAAGGCGCGGCGATACCTGAGATCGTGCGGGTCGGTGTTTCACCAGCTGCTGCTTCAACATCAACTGCAAAACCTGCGGACAAAGTTAATTTCATGAGTTTGACTCCTGCATTGGGGTTGTATTTGTTGGTGTTTCGGTGGGCATTTCTTCGCTCATCATTGACTCAAGGTAGGAGTCAATATCAAAACGGACATAGGTACCGCGGGGCAGAACATTGTTGCCTGAGAGTGTCTGAGACACACAATCAAGGTATTGGCGTGCGCCGAATAGGTAAAGGTCCTCGCGTGCGCCTGCTGATGTTGTGTATTGGTAGCTGCCGATGTCAAATCCAGCGAGGTAGAAAGGGATATTTCCGATTCTGCACATTTCTTTTCCGCTGAAATCTGCCGAGTCAATCATCAACATATTGTCAGGAAGCGCCTTAGTTTCCTCGTACTTGAGAAACTCGTTGAGAGCTGCAGTCTGATTGTTTACTCGAGCGGAGTTAAACGAAGTAGCGAGGTCGGCCAGCTCCTGTGCGGACAATGGTTCCCCGCCTGTTTGCATCAAAACACCCGATGGCAAAAGGCTTTCTGCATTGCGATAACGAGAAGCCTCAACACGCAACGCTGTCTCAATAGCGGTCTGCGACTGATAAATAATTCCTTGTACCGGGCTAATGAATTGCACAAGATCGTTTGGATCAAGCATTCCGCCCTGAAAATACACTTCCTTAGAAGGTGCAAACCACACGGGACCCGACTGGTCCTGAGTGTTCACAGAGCCCGCTGGGATCCTCGTAAACGATGCAGGAAAACCGTCAGCGGTACGCGAGGTTATATACCAGAACGCGCGCCCGTAATAGAACAAATCGTCCAAAGTCCACGCCATAAGTGTGGAGTATGGGATCGTCGGGTCGGGTTGGCGGAGCCATGAACGCGGAGCAATCGGCACACACTCCATTTCCTTATCAACGTCATTCCAGACCTCGTTATACATCTCCAACTCGGTAGACGAAATAACTGATGCGAGAAGGTCACGCGCACGACTCAAAGTCGGGACACTGTTTGCACGATTACGGCCATCGCCCTCGTAATAGGCGTAGTACTGACCAATAAAACTGGATCCCTGATTCGACGTATAAGTACCGTACGATCCTGCAGCTGCAGCCTTATGAGATTCGTCAACGGGTGAGACTGCCGCCTTTGTGACTTGTTTAGAGAAAATGCCCACAGTTATATCCGATCGTTAAAGGTGTGATGGGCAAGCCCGACACCTGCCCACCACATACCCACAATAGTTCACCCGACAACGATCATGGGTTTAGCCCGATTCTGATATTTGCTAGACAGAGCGATACTCCAAACTGCACACTTAGCCAACTCAATCGGACCAGGCGACGACTTATGCGAAAGCGTCACGCCCATACTCGTCTTAATCATCACCGCTCGGTTCATATGTTCCGAGAGTGTGAGTTGACCCAAATGCTTGACGCGACCCTCCAAAATCATTTTTTGCGCAAGACCAGTGAACTTGATTAACTCCGCCTGACCGACCACAGTCATCCGACGACGCAAATTGAGCGGCGCGTGGATCTCCAATGTGGGTGTAATAGCCAGGGCAACAAGTTTGTCGGCCATGACTCGATCAACCTCGGCCCACATAGACGCCTCGTTATCCACAATGAACTCAACAAACGTCGTCACAATGCCGTCCATCATTGACGATCTGACACCGACATAGCGGTTTGTATCCATTGACATTTCCACACACAGGACACCGCCCTCCGGCATGAGCCCGTCAACTTTGCACGACGCCCAGACGCCTTCCTCCAGCCAACTGCCTCGACTACTCACCCACATATTTAAGTGAGCGCGCAAGAACGAATCCTTTTTACTGACCGCCTGCAACGCCTCAATCGTGATCGTCTTACCCAAACAAGGATTGGCATAAATCCAGTTTTGAGGGTTACGCCAATCCCGATCACCAATACTCCACTCAGCAAAATAGAGCCTTGAACGCTCACCTTTCTCTATCTCGTTGATAGCGGTCTCCCGCATGTGAATCATCGCCACGCTCGACTCATCCCCCGCCGTACTCCAGCAGCTGAACAACGGAGACTTGCGCGCAATCATTGTTGGACGAATGGCATCCATGAACCGATCGGAGATGTTGAAAACCTCGTCAGCTGCAACAAGGTCATACGACCCACCATGCAAGTTCGGGCTGGACGAACGGACCTCCCACATAGACCCATCTGGCATCTCCACACTCTTACGACCAAACGTCCGCATCGCCTTAGCACCAAACAACTCGACAAGCATCGGAGCCAACGCATTAAACAAACTCTCAGCACGATCCAAACGGTTAGCCACACTCAAAATGTTCTGAGGTTTACCACGCAACCTCGGCATCTCCGTCAACCACCAGCCAATCAAAGCCTGCAACCCAATCGACTTACCGTTCTGACGGGCCGTAGATACCAGAGATTCACGGAACAAAAGATCGCCGTTTTCATCGTGAGCGAGTTGACCAAACAACGCATGAGCCTGCCACTCAAAAAGATCCAAACCCATAAACGTCTTAGCCCAAGAAACAACCTGAGGCCCATAAGACAAAACGCCAATGCCGGTCGTTTCCAATCTCGGCAAATAGGCGTTGACCTGCGGTAATGCAGACTGGTTCTCGCCAGTTCTCGCCAGTTCCTCCAAAGAGACCGCTAAAAAGAG